GTTCACAAGACAGAACGGCTCACATCTCACGTTTACTAGACACAGTTAAGGAGGTAAATAATGGCTAATTTTACAAGTACAAGTGGAAGTTATACGACAACCTTAACAGTAACGCAGACATCTCAAAATCCACAGAACAACCAAAGTACGTTGACCTATTCTTTGACATTAACAAAGAATAGCGGAACGGGTTTATGGAATAATACCAGTTGCCCGTGGTCTATCACCATTGACGGCTCTACAGTTGCTAGTGGCTCATTCACTTACGATTTCCGTAGTTACTCAAGTTTAACTCTTAAAGGCTCTACTACAACAACAGTAACGCACAACAGTGACGGAACTAAAACAGTTGCTTGTAGTGCTTCAGTAAATATGGACAACGAGCCTTACGTTTACGTAATGAAACCGAGTGGCAATTTGGCATTAACAACGATACCAAGAGCAAGTGATGTTTCTGTCAGCAACTACTCAATAGCAAACACAAGCGGTTCAATATCAGCCACTATCACATCAAAGGCTAGGTTCTATCACAAGTGGCGTTGGAGAATGAATAGCGGTTCTTGGTCTTCTTGGACTAACAAGGTTTTAATTGATTCCACATCTTCTACTGTCACAGTAGCAAATACAACCTTACTAGAACAGTTGCCAACCGCAACAAGTGGCTCATTCAATATTGAGGTTGCTACGTATAGCGATAGCGGATATGTTGGTACAAAGAGTGCGAGTGCCACAGTTTCGGTTAATACCGCTAATATCAAGCCGTCTGTTTCTTTGGGAAACATTGGCTTGAATAGTACAAAGATAGCAAATTATGCCGTGGCAGGTTATTCCAAAGTGCAGAGTGCTTGGACTACCACAAATTCAAGTGGTGCGAGTTCGGTAACTACTTACTTGTCAACTTCACACGGAACATTAGGAACTACATCAAGCACAAGCACAAGCGGTACTACTGTAAGTGGTTATATTCCATCATCAAGTGCTAACTATACGCTCACGATTTCAGCATATGCGAAAGACAGTAGAGGTGCTACAAGTTCCACAGTTTCAAAGAGCATTACTGTATATGGCTATACACCACCAACCGCCACCCTTAACGCTTACCGAGTAGCAAGTTCAAGTTCAACAACTGAAGACGGAGCAGGAACATATGCCTATGTTACTTTTAGCGGTGCGGTTTCAAGTTCAGTAAACTCAAAGAATACCATTCAAAGCACAACGTGTACTTATAGCGGTTCTATCAGTGGAACGGCTACAAAAGGCGGTCATTATGCTTTGAGTGATACGCAGACAGTTACCTTTACATTAACAGTAACTGATAAGGTAACATCATCAACCGCACAAAAGACCATTAGCACGGCTTCATATCCTCTTGATTTATATGATGATGGAAAAGGAAATGTAGGAGTTGGAATTGGTTCAGTTGCGGTAGCAAATGAGTTACGTTCTTCCTTAAATACAAGAGTAGCAACGCACGAAGGCAACTCAACATTTACTGTTGGTGACGCAAGTAAGACAACGGGCAGAACATATAGTTATGTTCGTTCGGGTGGTGGTACGATTTACTTCGGTGCAGGCGAAAAAGATGGTACTTACGTCGCTTGGTGCGATGTTTTAAACCAAGCAGGTAGTGGCAAAGAGATATTAACAGTTAATCAAAATTTAGATGTAAATTGGAAAGGTAATATAGATGGTACGGCATATCAAGCAACAAGAGCAAACACAGTTAATATATCAGCAGACCAACCAACTAGCATAGTTTCAAGACCCATTCCTTTTGTGACTGGTAACAGTTATCAAGCAATGCTCTATAATGATGGCTTATATTATCGTACGCAACAAGGCACTACATCTGCTCAAGGATTTTCAATATTGATGTTAGGAAATGCAACCGCAAGCGGAACAGCTGGGAACAAAACGGGTGCTTTGAGAATATACTCAAACGGGACAAGTTATACAGAAGTTAGAAGTCAAGCAAGTAGTACGGGATATGTTGCTTATTTGCCAGTATTAAAATCGGCTAGTGGCTATTTGCAGAGTGCATCATCAACGTGGAGTGGAACGTTGTTAGGCGGTCAGTCCATAACGCTGACAAACGGGGCTGATTTCAGTAGGTTAAAACTTTTTGCGTTTATGGGTGGCACCGTCAATATGATATGGGAAGTTGATGTCGGCTATATAACAACCTCTTCAAGACAGTTCGGTCACGGAGAATTGATATGGATATCTGACCCAGGCGGTTGGTATATGTCACACGCAGAAGTGACAATGACTAAATCGGGGAACAATATTGTAGTAAATTTTGCTAATGCTAGGAATATTCGTGTTGACGGGACAAAACACGTAGTAACACAGAACGGCAATAGCAATTACAAAATATACAAAATTGAAGGTATGTATTAAGTAAAGGAGAAACAATATGTACGAAAAAGATTTTCCTATTTATACGTTAGATTTCATTAAGTCTAACAAGCATTGGATTTCAGCATACGGGGGCTACAATGGTCTGTCACCATACTATGCTGAAGACAACACGGGACTAACTATCCCGAATTGTGTTCCGTTTGTTTACGGATATTGGCACTGTATGGGTGACTGTAAAGAGCCGAAAGAGCTGAAACTAAGTCCTTACAATGCTAACAGTTTCTGGACATATCCAGACGGCTATGCACGTTCAAGCATAGTCCCGAAAGTTGGCGCTATCTCATGCTGGGCTGGCGGTTCTGATGGATATGGGCATATTGCTATCGTTATTTGGGTATCTAAAGACGGAAAGAGAATTAAGACGCTTAATTCTGCTTACAAGTCTACCATCTATTATGAGAGAACACTTGATTACCCATTTAACTTTGGCTCATACAAGCATCAGGGCTTCATCTATTGCCCGTTTATTGAACCAGACCCAAAGCCAGAATACAAGTTCCACATTGGCGATAAGGTAATCATTGATGGTGACCTCTACCGTTCTTCTATGGCAGATGAGCCAGCAGGACGCATCTATGATAAGGTAACCTACATCACCAGAATTGCAGAAGGCTCAAAACATCCTTATAACACAACAGGTGACCTTGGCTGGATGAATGAAGATGACATCAAGGAATACAAGGATGAAGGCTTAAAGGTTGGCGATAAGGTTGAGCCTATCACTAACAAGCAGTACAACGGCAGATATGCTGTCAGATGGGATGAGTATTACTACATCACCGAGCTAAGAGGAGATCGTGCCGTACTATCAGCAAAGCGTGGCAACAAGATGGTAGTATGGTGTGCAATGAATGTTAATAATTTGAGAAAGGTGGGATAGCCTATGATTACTATTCCTGACAAGATTTACAACAGCTTAAAGTGGGTTTGTTTAATCTGCTTACCAGCATTAGCATTCGGCTATGACCAGTTAAGTGGCATTTGGGGCTGGCCATTAAAAGACGAAATCCCAGCTACAATTAACCTGATAGCAACGGTGCTGGGCTTACTTATTGGCATATCTACATATAATTACAAACAGGAAAACAACATCATTGTCAAAAAGAAGACAGAAGTTGTTGAAGATGAGGGTGAATAGTTATGACGGTATCGCCAGAGTTCATGACAGTAGTTTCCGTTTGCTCTGGCTTAGTGGCAGTATGGAATCTGATTAAGATAGCCAAAACACCATTAGACACAGTTAAGAAGAACGCAGATGAAATTGCTGAATTAAAGAAGCAAACAAAAAAACAAGGTGAAATTGACAAGGCTATTCTGAACGGCCTACAGGCTATCACAAATCATATGATAGATGGGAACGGAATAGAAAAGCTGAAATCAAGCAGAGATGAGCTTCAACACGCCATTAACGAGATCGCCACTAAATAACGTGCTAGTGATGTAACAGTCATTATTATACTCTCCTTTGTTTAGGCCGGGCCGCACCCCCGGCCACCTTTTTTTTAGAAAATTCTTACCTAATTCTTACCTAAAAGCATATTAACATTAAAAAAAGCCTTTGTTTAAAGGCTTTTTGTTTACAATGGTGCTTCGATAGGGGCTTTGCCGAGTTTAGCTGCCATCTGTTTTTGCGTAAGTCTGTTGGCTTTCCGTATGAATTTGATATTGTCTGCAAAATACTTCATAAGCCTTTACCTTCTTTCTTTGCGCCTTAATTATACCATATACACCGAAAAAGTACACAAAATGTGTAAATTATGGTTGACAATACACAAAATGCGTAGTAAATTAGAGTTGTGTTAAGCGAAACACTAGGAAGGAATAGACAGATGAATTTCATTGATGAGAAGGAAGCCTCAAAAAGGATCAAGGCTCTGAGGACATTAAAAGGGTTTACTCAAGAGGAAATGGCTGATAAACTGAATGTATCAAGGAAAGTTTATAGCAAATATGAGAATAAGCCTTACAGTGTGCCAATTGATAAGCTAAAGCCTCTTGCAAACCTGTTGGGATGCAAAATGGGTGATTTTTTTGTGGCTGCGTAGTACACAAAATGAGTAGTTTAAAGAGGAAGGGAAGTAAGTATGAAGAAGAACATTTATGTTGTGATGATGGCTCTGGGGTTCTTCCTTGCAGCTTGTGAGGGCGGAACAATGATCCAGTTCCTTATCGTTAAGATTATTGCTGGCGTGCTGATGGTATACGGTGGCAAGAAGTATGAGGAAACCAGATGATTACCTACAAAAGCCAGGCCGAGATCATAAGTAAGCCTTACCTGAGCATTCAGGACATAAGAGGGCTAATCCCTGTAGGGTATCAGCAGGCAAGGAAAATAATTCTGGAAATCAGAGAACAGTTGGAAAAAGAGAATAAGCCTACATTCAGGACTAAACAATTATTAGCCCCTACGAATGAGGTTTTAAAGAAATTAGGGCTAAATGCCAAGGCCATTTATACATTGGCCAAGGAAGGGTATGAGTAATGGAAAACGCATTTGAATTCTATGCAGATAGAATTGCTGAAAGTGAAAGCAAGCTCAAATACAATGCTCAGATGATAGTGACCTGCACATCTAGTAGTGATTACTGGTTCTATTCAAAGCAGTGTGCAGAGGCACGAATTGAGCTTGAGGTTTGGGATGAAAAGGCCAGAGAGGAAGGCATATACATTGTATGAACAACAAGCTGCTGGGAACACGATATGAGGAAAAGGTTGCTCAAATCTTATATGACCACGGCTATTGGGTAACGTTATTGACCGCCAGCAGAACAGGGCAGCCGGCAGACATCATTGCCATCAAAGGAACAGAGGTAGCACTAATTGATGCTAAGTTCTGTGCCAGAGACAGGTTTGAACTGAGAAGGGTAGAACCTAATCAAATCAGGGCAATGTCACTGCTGGAAAAGAGAAGCGAACACACTGCTTTAGCTACCTTTGTGCTAGGGTTCAGCACAGGCAATTACATAGTGTCTTGGGAACGCATAAGCGAGTTGATAAGTCAAGGTGTTAAGAGCATAAATCTGGCTGACTGTGAAGAATTGATAACTCTTGAGGAGTGGGCTAAATGAAGTGCTACTTAGACAACGTGATTACAATTCAAGATCCTACCCCAGAGGTTCAGAAGTGGGTTAAGAAAAATCTGTTGTTTGATAACCCAGAATTCATGGCCAGGGAAAGGATGGGGTTCAGCACTTGGAACATTGCCCCAGAGTTCAGGATGTATGAGGTCAGAGGAAACAAGTACATAGTGCCGTATGGCTGTCTTAGAAGCCTTGCACCGCTCATTAAAGGAACGGCAGAGCAATTGTTCAAGCCCAATGAAACAGTTGACTACGGGGCTGAAATCGAGTTGTACGATTACCAGCGAAAGGCAGTGCAAAGCATGTATGAACAATACTATGGAATACTACAAGCACCGGCGGGAAGCGGCAAGACACAGATAGGCATTGCCCTGATAGCTAAGTTAGGCAAGAAAGCCTTATGGCTTACCCACACTAAGGATTTGCTAACACAAAGTTATGACAGGGCTAAGAGATATATACCTGAGAATATGCTGGGAACAATAACCGAGGGAAAAGTAAATGTTGGAACGGGAATCACGTTTGCAACAGTGCAGACAATGGTCAACCTGGATTTGCCAACATTCAAGAATGAGTGGGATGTCATTATCGTTGATGAATGTCACAGAGTGAGCGCATCAGCCAATTCCATGACAATGTTTCAGAAGGTGCTGAATAATCTATCGGCCAAGCATAAATACGGCTTGTCAGCAACAGTACATAGGTCAGATGGCTTAATAGCCTGCACATTCGCATTATTAGGAAACATCATCTACACGATTAGTGAGGAAGAAACAAAAGACAAAATCATGCGGGTAGGGATTAAGCCAGTAGATACAGACATATCACTGCCAGACAGTTGCTTTGGGTTTGATGGCAAGATCCTGTATGCAAAGATGCTTAATTGGCTGGCGGCCAACCACAAAAGGAATGAGCAAATCATAGCAGACATTGAAGAAGAAAAAGCCCATAGCTGCTTGATATTAAGCGATAGGTTAGAGCATCTCCAAACGCTGATGGAAACATTGCCAGATAGTATGCGAGGTCAAGCCGTATTCATTAGTGGAAAGAGCAAGGCTAAGGAAAGAGATGCTGCAATGGCTGAGATGAGGTCAGGCAAGAAGAAATACTTGTTTGCCACCTACAGTTTGGCCAAAGAGGGGCTGGACATTCCAAGGTTGGAAAGGCTGTTTCTGGTAACGCCACAGAAAGATTATGCAGTGGTAACTCAGAGCATTGGCAGAATAGCCAGAACATTTGACGGGAAAGCAGATCCTATCTGCTATGACTACGTTGATAATGAGCCTTACTTAATTAAGAGCTTTAAGAAAAGATGCACTTCATATAGAAAGAATAAGTGCTATTGGGTATAGGAGAGAAGATGAAAGAAATTAAATTAGAGCCAGGCACAAAGCTGTATTCCGTAGCAACGGGCAGAATTGATCCATTGATGAAAGTCAGCAGAGACGCAGTTGCTTATGTAAAAAAGAGGCCGGGGTTTATGGGTGTTAACATGACACCTGATGGTCAGTACACACTATGGCTGTTTGATTCGCTGGTCAATGCCATTGGCGCAAAGCAGCTGATGAAATTCAGAGGAATACAATGCGGGGCTAACATTTCAGAGTTTGTAGTGAACAGCAATGATGAAATCAAGTTCCTGGGTATAGCCGCAGGGAAGGACAAGGGCAAAGGGTATGAAAATAACAATTGATACAAGAGACGCTATGAAGTATGGGCTTACGCCAGCGTATCTCATGGCATACATGAAGGTTAAAGGAACAGCGTTCACCATGCAGGAAATGATGGATGACCTGGGTTATTCCGCATCAAACGTAAGACAGCATTTAAGCCTCTTAGAACGTTATGGTTACATCAGAAAGTTCCGCAGAAACGGCAATAGAGGCAAAGCAAAAGTTATAGGGGCAGAGGTATTAGTATGAACATTTATGAAAAGTTAAACAACGCAAGATATGAGTTCTTGCAGAGCGGTATTAAGAAGTCAGGGAAGAACATTAAGCAGGCTTATATGTATTTCCAGTTGGCTGACATCATTCCAACAGCAGAAGAAATCTTCAAGAAGTATAAGCTGCTCAAGGTTGATAACATCATTGATAACATCTTTATTTCAAAGGTAATCAACTGCGAACAGCCGGAAGAAACAATTGAGTTCAATGTTCCATTTGCAGTGGCAGATCCTATCATTTCTAGCCGTACAGGCGGGGAAGTCACCAACGTAGTTCAGAGAATAGGCTCAAGTATTACATACATCAGGCGTTATTCTTGGCAGCTTGTAATGGACATTGTTGAAGCCGATTTAATTGACGGTGACGGCACAGATGACAAGCCAGTTGAAATCAAACCGGTTGAGCCAAAAGCCGTTGAAGAAAAGAAACAGGCATTAGTAGAAGTGTTGGCAAGTGCAGATGAGCCAGCTAACGAATTCCAGATTACTGCATTAAAGAATCTGCTCAAGGAAGTATCTGCTAATGTTCCTGGTGGCTCTGCCTTAGCAAAGCAGATATTAACAGATACAAACAAGCTTACGAATGTCAGCAAGAATTCTGCTGAGTTAATCATTAACCAGTTGAATGAAAAGCTGCATCAGAAGACGGATGTAATCAGCATTGATGACAATGATTTGCCCTTCTAATTATGAAATTATTTCATGAAGGCGAAAATTATAAGCTGTACCAAGGCACAATGTTAGATCTGCTGAAAGTGATAGAACCTAATTCTATTGACAGCATTGTAACAGATCCGCCGTATGGCTTAACAAGCATTACAAAAAGATTTGGAAAAGAAAAATCTGCCCCAGCGCAATATGGAAAAGACGGTTCATTTTCCAGATTATCTAAAGGCTTTATGGGAAAGCTATGGGATGGTTCAGGAATTGAGTACAACATAGAGACCTGGCAAAAATGCTACGAAGCATTAAAACCTGGTGGATATTTATTAGCCTTTGGCGGCACAAGAACATTCCATAGAATCGCTTGTGCTATCGAAGATGCCGGATTTGAGATCAGAGATACGATAATGTGGCTGTATGGCAGTGGCTTTCCCAAGTCAATGAATATTGGGTTGGCTATTGATAAGAAAAATGGCATTGAAAATAAAACTGGAGTCATTAAAAAAGGGGTAGGAAACAATAATACTGATTCTCAATCTATTTATGGTTTAAAGTTTGAAGAAAGAATAGCACAAAATGAGTGGGGTGGTTGGGGTACAACACTCAAACCAAGTTATGAACCGATTATTGTAGCCAGAAAACCATTTGCTGGAAGCTTGATAGATAACATACAGGAATATGGTGTAGGCGGCTTGAATATTGATGAATGTAGGGTAGGGGATGAAAGCCATACAGTAAACATAAATGACTTCTCAAACCAGCATGGTAATCAATTTGGTAATCGTGAACCTATAGGCAAGCTTGGTGAAAAGGAAGTCATAGGCCGCTACCCAGCGAATACGATCCTGACCTATGACGATACAGATTTTGAAGAAGTATGCGGTGGTATGCTTTATACAAAAAGTGGTATAGCAGTTAGACACAATTCAGGTGGAAACACATTTGGCGGGAATAACAAAAAGCCACCAATGGAAGATTTAGGTTATGAAGATAGTGGATCTGCAGCAAGATATTTCTACTGTGCTAAAGCCAGCACTAAAGATAGGGATGAAGGGCTAGATCAGTTTGATTACCAAACAGTAAGTGATGGTAGAAAAACACCCATTGATAATGCGTTTCAGCTCGCTGAAACGCAGCGGAAAAACACACACCCAACAGTTAAACCCACAGAGCTGATGCAGTATCTAATAAGGATGGTTACACCTAACGGTGGCACAGTGCTGGATCCGTTTAATGGCAGTGGTTCAACAGGCAAGGCTGTAATGTATGAGAACCGAGAGAAGAATAAAGGTTATAAGTACATTGGCATTGATCTTGAAGAAGAATACTTAGCCATCTCGAAGGCCAGAATTGATTATGTAAACAACATAGATAAACAGTCGAATCTGATTAAGGTAAATGGTGTTGTTTATGAAGAATTAAAACTATTTTAAGGAGAAAACATGGAATGGTTAGAAGATAACAGGGTTAAGATAGCCCCACCTAAAAAGCCTCACAAGCTCACAGGCACCCGTTTTGGGGCAGTGCTGGGCTACAACGTATGGAAAAGCGAGTTCGCTACTTGGTGCGAAATGACGGACACCTACAAAGAGCCGTTCATTGATAACAAGTACACAATTGCTGGTAAGACAATTGAGCCTATCATTGATGAATACTTGCGTAAGAGCTATTACATGACAAATCTGTATAAGCCGGAAGATATTTATTCATCAAGTGATGAAGAAATGCAGAAAAGGGATTTCTTCCTAGATAGAGAGATATTTGGTGGAATGTGGGATGCAGTGTTGCTCAATGATGACAACACTGTTGATACCGTTATTGAAATCAAAACATCATCAAGGCCAGAGGACTGGGAAAAGGACATTCCTATCCATTATGCCTTACAGGCTTCCTTATATGCTTATCTGCTGAATGTAGAAAAGGTAATAATCGTATGCAGTTTCCTAAAGGATCAGGAATACGATAACCCAGGGGCATTTGTGCCAACGGCTAAGAATACCATTGTCAGAAGTTTCAATGTGCTTGAAAAGTTCCCTAACTTCAATTTGCTAATTGAAAAGGCAAAGCTTTGGTACAAAGATCATGTGCTTACGGGCATATCACCACAGTATCTGCCGGAAGATGAAGATGTATTGAAGGCATTAAAAACCAAGTACGTTGATCCTGACGCAGATATTGAAGAACTAATGGAAGAAACCATTGTTCTAACAGAACAGCTTAAAGGGGCAGAAGAAGCAATAAAGCCTATGCAGAAGCGTTTAAAGGCACTCCAGGAAGCGATTAAGGAATACTCAGTTCAACAGTTCAAACCAAACGAAAATAATGTTGTGATGACCTTAAAGGGCTTCACATTCAACACCGGCTTATCTTACAAGAAGGAAATTGATAAGGACAAGCTGAAAGAAGATGGGTTGCTGGATGCCTATACAATAACAAAGCCAGTGTACACATTAAGAGTTAGCAAAAACAAGGAGGTCAAATAGTTTATGCCTAACACCATTGAATTAGCAGACACAACCTATCAGCCATTAGCTGAGGGCAAATATCAGTTCACGATTACAGACATTGTTTATAACATTAACTTCAACAGAGTTGAAACTAAGCTGACCACAGAAACAGGCAAAGTGCTGTTCTACACTTATTTCTTACAGAACAATGACGGCACCGCCAATGACATTCAGTTAGGAATGTTCAGCAGAATGGCCAAGGCAGCCTTGAATGACAAGAACGCCAAGAGCATTGATCCAGAAGCCCTAAAGGACAAACAGTTCCAGGCAGAAGTTAAACATACTGTAAGGCCATCAAGAGATAACCCTAATGAGAATGTTACGTTTGTTAATTTAAAGAATTATGAGCCTATTGCTAAGGCAGAACCTGCTATTAGTGATGATGAATTAGCAGCCTTCCTGGGCTAGGAGTGAAATATGCAGCAGAGTGCCAAAAGAAATGCCATCAAATACTGTAATGCTTTCATAAGTCATTGTGCATATTTCTACTTCACAAATGAGAATTCTGTTGATCTGGCACAGTTAACCGAGGCACAGGTAAATAATTACAAGTGCGTTGAAGCCGCTCTGCTATATTTTGAACCTGATGAAGTGGATATGTTGAGAAACGTATTCACTTCTGGGTTACCCCTGGCAGATGCCATGGACATACTCAACCAGAAAGGCGAATCAGGGTGGTTCACGGTTAGAAAATTTATCAAATTAGCAGCTAATCACAGAGGGTTAATTTAATGTTGCCAAAAGAGATAACTGTATTGCCCCAATGGGTTGTTAATAAAAAGGATAGCAAGTTGCCCTACAACGCAAACACAATGCAGCCGGCGTCGGTAAGCGACAGAAACACATGGGCTACGTTTGAACAAGCCTACAATATATTGAAATTAGGTGGGGCTGATTATTTAGGTTTTGTGTTTGACAATAACGGAATTGTTGGCATAGACCTTGATAAAGGCTTTGAGGACAACGGTGTTATTCCTACCAAGGAAACAATGGACATCATCAACCACCTTCACAGTTACACAGAGAAAAGTAAGAGTGGCAGAGGTTTCCATATCTTGGTTAAGGGTTACATTCCGTTCAACGGCAAGAACAACCGAAAGGGAATAGAGATATATCAAGCTGGCAGATATTTCATAACTACCGGCAAGCAGATGCTCTATTCAGATTTGATAGAAAATCAAAATGGAATTAACTACGTGCTGAGCAAATACTTTCAAGATGATTTGGCTGAGAGCAGGCCAGGGTACAGGCCAAAATACTATACCCTTGAATGGGAATACAGCCCTAATAACATCAGCCTGGAACCCAATTACCCACTGATCCCAAATGGCTGTAGGAATCAAAGTCTTACAAGTCTGGCAGGGCAGTATCACAACCAGGGCATGACATATGATGAAATCTACGATCTTCTGTCTGAGGCTAATGCTAAAGCCTGTGATCCACCGCTAGACCAGCGGGAAATAAGGTCAATTATCAGAAGTGTTAGTAGGTATAAGAGGAATTTATAAATGGAGAATAATATGAGCAAAACGATAATCAATGGTGCTTATAAAATCTGTTTCAATGATATGGGAATCTGCCTGTATTCAGGAAGTAAGCTGGTGTCTCATAACCAGGTTAAGAAAGAAGAAACAGAGCTAGAAGTAGCCGAAAGAATGATAGATAAGTACCTTCACGGTGGTGCTTATAATGAGTGGTTAAAGATAGTGAGAATTGTTTATCAGGTAAACAAATCCTTAAAGAAGATGATGAGTGATGAGCTGTGGCTGGAATTCATGCGTAGTGATGATGCCAAATGCTTATTAGCGCTCAAGAAAGAAGTGCTGGACACTTCACTGACGGAATTGTGGGGTAAGTAAATGTCTAAAGCAATAATAAATCTTTGGCAGCCTGTCCCTAAATGTTGCATTGAGTGTCCGTTACTAGACATATGGTGGCTTAATAGAAATGAAATTGACTTCTGCGAATGCAGAGCCAGAAAAGGCTTATGGGTAGATCCATATAGCATAAGAGAAGAAAAGCCTGACTGGTGTCCACTAGAGGAGATTAAAGATGGAAGTAATTAAGTATATGCTGATGTTCATTGGCGGTGTGGCACTAATCATATTCCTAATAGGAATGATCTTCACTGCTTTCCATAGCCAGCCCGTAACCGATTATGTTGAAGAAGCTTTAGAAGAGGTGACAAGGAAAAGAGGTAAGCGGAAATGAGACTAATAGATAAGGATAATTTGAGGAAACCATCAAAAGGTATGTTCATTTATCAAGATGAGTTTGAAGATGATGTTCAACACGTTGTATTTGAAGCATACACCAAAGATGACATCGAGCGTGAGCCAACAGTAAAAGCAATACCTATTGAGTACATTGAGGCTTTCAAGAAAGAGTTTAGAGCCGTTGCAAGCGTCAAAGCGGTCATCGAGTGGCTATTAGAGAAATGGGAGAAAGAAAATGGAACTGAAGAGAGCAATAGAAATATTTGAATATAACAAGGAAATGCTTACTTGTGATATGTCAATAAGCAGAAACCCCGAACACCAAGATATTAGTCCAGATTATTATGGCAAAGATGCCGAAGACCTCTACAATGCGATAGTTTGCGTAGAAAAGTATATAAAGAATGCAATCCCTGTAGAGTGGATAGAAAAGTATGCGAAAAGATTCATTGAATTAGAAAATCGTAACTATTTTGCTTATAGAGGTTTTTCTGATATTGGCGAAGCCATTTTGAATATGTTAGAGAATTGGGAGAAAGAAAATGAGGCTAATTGACGCTGATAAACTGTTATTCTCATTAGAAGAATGGGAGTTAAATGAAACACCTATTTCAACATATCCAAAGCCGAAAGAATTTACTGCTGATGATATGCAGAGAATGATATGGCGAACAATAAGAGATTGTGAAAGTGCAGTAGAAGAACAACCAGCGGTTGAAGCTGTCCCCGTTGAATTATATGAACAAGTTAAAGGTGAAAGAGATGTAGCTATAGAACAGTTAAAATCATTGAACATTGAATTGTTTGAAAAGCCTTATCTTAAAGCCATTCCTATTGAGTGGCTTAAAAAGCACAAGTGTTCTAATGTTGTTGATTTATGGGAAAGAGAAGGCAGATTGAAAGATACCGAAGGTATTTTAAAGGAATTATTATCAGAGCATAATTTTAAATCATATAGTGATTATGTTGAGTACGCTGGAAAAATAACTGCTCTACCGCGAGATGATAGATTAGACCTTTTATTTAAGGAGAGGGAAAATGAAACTAATTAATGCTAATATGTTCTTAAAGGTAGCTCATGGTATAAAAGAGTTTGATGATGCTTTAGACCCAATTACTGAGGAGTTAATAGAGCAGATTATAGAAGAACAACCAACAGTAGAAGCAATTCCTATAGAACTTATAAAGAAAGAAATGAAACAGCTTGATGAAGACATTAAGTGGGCATGGTACTATGGGAATGTTGCGTTAGACAAAATGGAATATCTCAAAACGTGGCTGACAATAAAGTTAGAAGACTGGGAGAAAGAAAATGGCAGCAATTGATTATGGAGTATTAGTCATCAAAGATGGAGAAGTTATTAACGAAGATTTGTTTCCTAATGTTCATATTGGGGATTATATTCTCTATTTTTACAAAAACGTATTAACTATTTTTTATAAAGGTAGTAAAGCACAGATACAAGATTATTACTTTGGCAGGGACGGAAAGGTTTCTTATCATTTAGATACTGTTGTTGGGAAAATGAATGTTAGATTATTAACGAAAAACTCTTTTAATCGTTGGGTTGCTAAAGTTGGCGATTATACTATTATCTTTGGTTATGGTATTGACCCAGATAAAAGAGTTGGATTTCAAAGACAGGTGATGCGTGATTATGGATTTAATAATCGTGAAAAAGCGATTGTTTCTGGGTATTTATGGGGAGAAAGAAAATGAGAGACCCTAACGCCGTATTCAATACCCATATAAAGACTATCAAAGGGTTCATTTCCAAGAACTCAATATTCCCTCAGAAAGCCAAGATAGACGTCAGGTTTACAAGCGATAGTCACGAAACATTAAGTTTCACTTACAGCGGAATACAGATGGGAGTACCATTCGAGAAAGTATGGGAACTGATAGAAGAAACGAGGGCAGACAGAAATGCGGTTAATTGACAAGGATAAACTGATAAATGAAGTAAGCAGAAGAAACTACAGTCAAGCATCTATGAGACTACTCAGAGAGCAGCCAGAAGTGGAAGCAATTCCAATCGAGTGGATTAAGAAAAAGTCGTTGGAATTTTTAACTAATAGAAATTTCAGATATGCAACAGATTTTCAAGAGGTGATTGATATGTGGAAAGTAGAGAACAACATACCATTATTTGATGGTGAATTGAAAATAACTATGGAGAAAGAAAATGACAGAAATCAAACTTGAAAAGCGTTTCCCACATATTCCTGATGAAGATGTAACAAGAATTTTCCAAGACGGATATATGAAAGGTTGGGAAAACGCAATGAAGAAATCAATCCCTATTGAATGGATAAAATATCACATTAGGGCGTTGCAAATATCAGGAAGTTATACTGATGCAATGCTGCTGACAGATCTGATTGATCTGTGGGAGAAAGAAAATGATAAGAATATTTGACGCTTCAATTTGGTGCTTAATATCATTCATTATTGGCACGTTCTTTGGAATTATGATGCTGGCGGTGCTGTCAGCAGGAAAGAATCGTTAGGAGAATAGTATGGAAAGTGAACGTAAACATCTATCAGTAAATCTGCCACCAGACTTATATATTGAGTTAAAAGGTCTGTCAAAGGAAACTGAGCTATCAATGAACAAGATTATCAACTCAATACTGCGTGGCTACTTTAAGGCCAGGAAAGCCAAGGAAAGGCCAAGGGAATGGAAGCCCTAAATCCAATTGTATATTTATGGGTAGTAGCTGCATTTCTAGGCAGTGCGGCTCTGATAATCATGGTCTTTATCTACATAACTGCTCTGTTTATACAGACAATGAAAAGGTTTAAAAAATGAGCAAAGATGATGATAAAAGGACAATGTGCATTACTGTCAGCTCGCAGACTTATGCTAATTTGAAGATACTGTCTAAGCGGCTGGAAATACCCATGAATAAGATCATCAATGCAATTCTGATAGGCTATTTCAAGTCAAGAATTGAGAGAGAGAAAAGAACATGAATGATTTACAGAAATTAGGCATCTCAGTTTACTGGGATGAGGAACCCACAGACAGAGAAATCATTGCTTCTTACAGAGATGCAATTTGGGTTGATGAGAAGAAAAAAATATTAAATGAAAACACTTTTGCCAGGATGTTCTGTGACATCAACAAGTGCATATTCTACAATGGTGTCTTCTATACCAAGTTCGGTAAGGAAACTGATGACACAATGGAAAAGTGCATCTGGCAGTCCCTGGAATCTGCGGGGATAGCTACTAATGTAGCTGCAAAGGCAAAGAAGCTCAAGGATGCAATTAGATTAGCAGCTATTCCTGACAATGAACACAAATTCAAGATAGATCCTAACATCATTCCATTCAAAAACGGCATATTCAACATAGCCAAGATGGAATTTGTAGGTGGCCGCTCAATGACATATCCCTACCGCCTGCCGGTAGAGTTACCAGTAAACATGAGCAGTACCCCTAACTTTGAGAAGTGGCTTAATGACCTCTTTGAGCCAGAGGATCAGAACACAATACGTCAGTTCCTTGGCTACTGTCTGGTGCCTAACACAAAGGCTCAGAAGTCCTTATTCTTAGTAGGAGAGGGTGGCGCTGGCAAGTCAGTAATAGGAGTAATCTTAGAGGAAATGCTAGGAGACGCAATGCTCAGCACATCTAATACTCAGGACTTTCTTAATGATAAATTCAAGCTGCCTGAGCTGGAAAACAAGCTTGTCTTGTATGATGATGACCTGGACAGCAAGGCTTTGGAAGGAACAGGTTTTTATAAGAAGCTCATTACTAACAATGTAAAGCTTACAGTAGACAGGAAGTATGGCCAGCCTTTCAGTTTCACCCCACAGGTCAAGTTGGTGTGTTGTTGCAATGAGATGCTCACATCTACCTATGACCAGACAGATGGATTCTACCGCAGGCTATTACCTATCAGGATCAAGCCTAAAGCCCCAGACTTCAAGCCAGACTTATTATTCTATGACAAGATCCGCCAGGAAGTCCCTATGATAACTCTTTGGGCTTTGATAGGTTTATTAGGCTTACAGTCCCGCAACTGGGAGCTGCCAGAAAGCCAGCGCACGAAGAATTACCTTGCAGCCAGGCGTGACCTGTCTAACTACTATCCCCTGTTCATGGAGACAGTCTTTGACTTCAATTACCCAGAAGGCAGGGTGCTTATGAATGAATTAGATGACCTACATGAGGCTTGGTGCCGTGATAATTCCTTCACTGCAACCTCATTCAACCGATTAAAAAAATGGCTCCTTGATAATGCTGAGAAGTATAACATCACTTATCAGAAAGCCATCAGAAAAGATAACAAAGTCACCACTGGCTATGCCGGTCTTAAGATCAAAGACACCTGGATCCTGCCTAGTGGTAACATCAGACTTTAAAATTAGCCGCTTCATACTATCCCCCCTTGGTGAACAAACCTCAACCAAATGGGCTGCCGTGGTGTAGCCGGCGGTGTTGATTCTAATGATTTTGGGCTGAAAAGTTTGTAGTTATTTTGTAGTTTTCTGTAGTTATTTTTTGCTCAAAACTACAAATAAACTACAGCCGAAGAAAATTTTGTAGTTTTTGTAGTTGGAATTTTTCGCAAAACTACAAACCAACTACACGTTTTTAGCCCATAAATAAAGGGTTTTTTGCAATTTGTAGTTGTTGTAGTTCATTTTTCCCTACCCTAGGATTTTTTTAAAAAATGTGTAGAAAAAGGGTACAAATAAGGAAAAATAAAAATAAAGAGAAATATACGCAAAACTACAAACTACAAAACTACAAATCTATGAAAGGAGAACTTTATGCCTAGAAAAAGAACAGACCTGCCAGATACCATTGATCCTTACAAGGTCATCCCAAAGCGTGACCTACGTTACCAACTAGACTTACAGCCTGGTGATAACTCTAAAGCTATTGGCATCATCATGCAGTTTAATAATCTTCCTGTTGTTGATCTCCACGTTCCAGAACAGGTCAGAGATAGAATAAACGAATATTACAATATGTGCTTTGAAAATGATTTCAAACCTACCGTGTCATCTCTGGCTGCTTGCCTGGGTATGAGTAGAAAAACCCTGTGGTCTGTGATGAACCAACAGGGCTTGAATAATAGATGGAATGATTTACCGACTTTGAGTGTGGACTATATTAAAAAGGGGT